AAAGAACTCGCACTCCGCACCAAGGGGAATACCCTTATCCTTTTTAATTATGTCGAAGACCACGGAAAACCGCTCGCAGCTCTCTTGGAAGCAGCGGGAAAGGATCGCAAAATATATCTCATACACGGAAAAACAGAAGCAGATTCAAGAGAATATATCCGTAGAGTCATCGACAAAGAATCAAACGCCATTTTGGTTGCCAGTTATGGCACTACTAGTACCGGCATCAATATTGTCAATCTTGATAATATTATTTTTGCTTCACCTACTAAATCGATTATAAGACTNCTTCAAAGCATAGGTCGTGGACTAAGAGTATCTGCAAAGAAAAAAACACTTAAGGTGTATGATATAGTTGATGATCTTTGTTGGAAATCACACAAGAATCATATCTTCCGACATTTTGAAGAACGTGTAAAAATATACAAAAAAGAAAACTTTGATTATGCAATACATGCCATGCACTTCAAAGACCTGGGAAAAAATAAATAGTAAGGAAGGGAGGACATTCTTATGTCCGATTCACTTCCTGAGAATCCTATCTCGGGCACGCTTAGAGTTGTTAGGTTGCTGACCGGAGAGGAATTGATTGGTTTGGTAAAGGATGTCTCCCAATACGAAATCAGCATACAGATGCCAGCACTCATGGAGAATTATGCAACCAAGACTCCAGAAGGTGAAATTATTGAGTTTGTCAAACTTGTAAACTATTTGTACAATATCAAAAATTTTGAAATTCTTGTTCCAAGAACAGCAATTGTTTACAGTGGTTCACCTACCGAAGAATTGAACAAAATGTATGAAACATATTTGGCAATGATTCAAGATAATCCAAAATCTGCAATTGCTCCAAATAACGTCTATCAGGCAGATGGACAGCATGGGCTTGCATTACTAAATGAACTTTTTAATAATGAAGATTTTGTAGGCTTTGTGAATGAATTAATTGAAAATTTTGAAGCTTCTGGGGAAATAATATTTGAAGATGATGAGGAAGTCGAAGATACAGCAGAAGCAGAATCGGTTATAGAGCAGGCTGAGGAAGAAAAGCCCGAAGCCCCGCCCAAGAAGAAGAAAGCCCGTAAAGTCAAACCAGAGACTAATAAACTACCTTACAATCCAGACAACCCACCAGAAGATCCTCAAAGTTGGTCTGACAATCCTTCAGACTATATTTAAAGCTGTCCACCCCAGTCGGCTGGAACTTCTTCACCATCTAACCACAAGTTGTAATAAGAATATTTGAAAGTACATGTTGCCTTTTGTATCAAGGCATCTGAACTGTCTGCTTGAAATACTAAGCCACTCAATCTTGTTGGTATGATGTAGTGAAATGTGGCTTTCAATATTTCGCAACGATCCGATGGATCATAAACATATAAATTTGCAAAATGATGCCAATCTTGATAGCCACCAGGAAGATTGTAATTTACCGTATCTTGAATATTTGTAATATTTCTTATCCAACCGTACAAGGATTGCCAATTACTAAGTTGCGAGTCTACCACAAATTCAATATTCAATGGTTCAAACGAAGCAACCAAAGTTGGAATGGGAATCGTTACACCAAGTGTAGTTGGTTGTGGCTGATCGGGAACAGTAATACCTGGCAAATTTGCCCTCTGACACATCAATTCCATTTGTTTGGTTCCACGACCAAACACCAAACGAAAGTAACTGTTGTATAGCGGATTGATTGTTGCATTACAATCTGTCATATTATTATTTATCCAAAAACAAAAACCTCCCGATTTCTCGGGAGGTTTTCGAAGGTTAGACTTACCTTATCCTCAGATTGTGTTACCGTGTAGGTGGGTAACTGCTGTGAGGCGGTAGTATTGGTTGGCTCCAACTGTGAGCGATTCACCGTCTGGTTGGTTGCTGCTGTTGAGAACGAATGGGTTAGCAACAACTCCATAACGAGTCTTGAATGCAATGCGTGGTTGGAAAGTGTTTGGATCGACTGCACGTACCATTTGTAGCGGAACGTATGGGCAGTAGAACAAACCAGCATCGTATGGGGACTCGCCCTTATAGCCTACGCAGAAGAAGTTAAATCCTACTGGGCTATATGGGTCGATGTATACGCGGATCTTGCCAGAGAGGACACCAGCAAAGGTGTTTTGGGTATCATCAGCGTTGATCTGAGGAGCGATTGCTGGGCTGAGGCTCATGAAGCCAGACATGGCTAGAGCAGCTGCTGTATCGCTGTCGCAGATGATGAAGTTACCCTTACCACGGCGGGTTTCCTTGGCAATGAAGTTGCACTCGCGCTCGATTTGGAAGCTGAGGCCACGGAAGCGTTCAGCAGACCAACGACCGTCTGAGTCTTGATCTAGGTCGTATACACCTGGGGTGGCTAGATCTCTTTGTTGTGAACCTGTCTTAGCAACGTAGTAGATTGTCTTGACGATTTCGCGGTTGATTTCGGCAAGAATTTCTGTGCTGAGGAGGTTTGCGAGTTCGGCTTCAGCGTCTAGACCGTGAACAGCCTTGAGGTCTTGAGCCAATTCGACTGTGTAGTTGCTGCTTAGAGCGCGTGTACGAGCTTGTACAGCAACGCGGTCAATTGAGAAGGCCATTTGGTTCCAGTTTTGGTAAGGAGAATTCTTACCGATACCTTCGCCGTTGGCTGTCAAGATACCACGGAGAGCAGCCAATTGTGTGGCTGTTGAAGTTACGCCACCTGCTAGATTGTAACCAGCAGATAGACCTCTTGATCCGGCAAATCCTGCATCAAGAGTCCAACCTGAACCACCGAACGATGCTTGTGGCTCTTGGAACATGGCTTCTGCATAGTTTGTAGCACCGTAGGTTGTACCAGATGTACCACCGAAGGCGTAGTTGGCGCGCATGGCAAAGATGAGGCCAGTTGGGGCGGTCATTGGTTGAACGCCGCAAATGTCGTAGGCCATCAAGTTTGGCATGGAACGGCGAACCAAGGAGATGAGGACTGGATCATAACCAGACACGCGTGGTGTGTTGGTGTAATCCATTGGCATTCCGAGGTTGCCAGAAGACATGTCTTCTGTTAGGTGTTGAGCACGAAGAGCTTGCTCTTGGTTCTCTAGAAGGACGGCAGTGACTTTCTTGCGATAGTCATCTTGAATCTTGGGGAGTGCTTCGTGGCCGAGCACTGGATCCCATTTTTCGGTTAAAACGTCATATGGTGTATTTTCTGCGAATTGCATTTTTGTGTTTTCTCCTGTGAGTGAAAATATTTAGTAATTAAAGTTTTTAGACTTTCTTGTGTAGTCTACCCAAGGCTCCAACATATCCTTCTACCAGATTTGTTGGATTACCCTTTACTGCTGTGAAGGTTTGTTCTGGTTCCACAGCACGGGCTGGGGCAGAAACCTTCGATGTGTTTAGATAATTTTGCTTGATGGCAAGAAGTTTTCCTCTGTACTCATCGGTTGATCCAAAGGATACATTTTCCATCAAATTTTGAAGTTTAGCAACTTGAGTGTCAGCCAAATCTCTTGTTTCTGCAACAAAGATCCCAGCACACTCTGTGAGTTCAACTTGCTTCTTGAGATTGATATTCTCGTTGACTGATTCGTTCAACTTGGATTCAAGTTCTCTGTTTTGAGCATAGAGTTCATCGAGAACATTGTACTTCTCGTTTGGAACATCAATGTAGTGGTTCTCAAAGAGGTTCTTTAGGCCACTGATGAAGTTTTCAGCAATTTGAGTCTTGATGCCTTGTTCAACGGCGACAGCATTATCTGTCATCCATTCTTCGACAACGTAATCAAGATAATCATCGACCTTCTCTACGAGAGATTCGGTGACATTATCAAGATATTCCTTTACATTGTTGTCTACGTTTTCAACGATTTGTGCGACAGTATTTTCTACTCTATCGCTTACGGCTGCTTCAAAGATGCCTTCCAACTTGGTTACCAAGTCTTCAGAGGCATTTTCTTCGCCAAGCAGAGAAACCAAGGCCGCACGGAACTCAGCGCGTGCTTGTTCGGCAATAGCCTCTGCTTCTTCGTCTACTTCTACTTGTTCTTCGACTTCAGTTGGCTCTTCTTCTTCGCCCTCTTCTTCTGTTTCCTCTTCCTCTTCGCCCATCTTTTGGGTAACGGGAGCAGCGCCCTTCTTAGCAACGCCAGCCATTGAGTTTGGAACGATTGGAGCGGGAACGCCTGGAACTGCTACTGGGGCTCCTGCGACTGGAGCGGCAGTCATTGAACCCTTACCGGTTGCATCGACTGAACCCTTGCCTGTAGCATCATAGTCACCGAGACCCATTGCTTGGGCAGCGGCTTCAGAAATTGTCTTGTTCTTGTTAGTTTTCATATTCAATGGATCCTTAAATTGTAAAATTATTTATATTAATTGAAATCTTTATTTTTTCTTGACTTTTCCAGCAAGTGGAACCCAAGGAGATCCTGCTCCCTGAGCAGCCAGTTGCATTTGATTTTGTGCAATGTTTGCAATATTGGCATCAACCCAATCTTTGCCTAGCAAAGTTTCTACTTGCCCACCCAATTGTGACACTAGGCTTCCAGCTTTACCAAAGGCTTTTGAGCCCAATGCACCCAAAAAACCACCCGATGCTGCTTTTTCTTTGGCTTTTTTACCAAGTTTAACACCCAAAAAATCACCTAACATACCAGCACCAGCCCCAGCAGCATATAAGCCAGCAACTGTACCTAAACCAAAACCATCTCTATTTTTTTCATCACCCAAGAGTGTATCTTCTACATCTCTTGTTTTTGGGTATTTTACTCCAGCAGTGGAACCACCACCAGAACCATAACCACCAGATGTTGAAGCCTTCAAACTTTCGGGAGTTACTGTTTTAGCTGGATCTTCTTTTTTCTTGGAATCTTTTTTTGTTTTTCCTTTTAAGGTATCCATTATAGATTCGTTAATCCAATACTCAAAACAATCTTCCTTTGGACTGTTTGTTATTCTTGAACTCAAAGCAGATTCAAGATATAATCTGGTGTTGTTTGGAATTTCGTAACTCATGACATCTTCTTGAAATAATTCTCGAAAACCTTTACAATGTTTTCTTGCAGATCTCTCTTTGATGACTTTTTAATCAATTGTACTGCCTGTTCACGGTCTCTTTCTTGCCAGAAACCATTTTCAAAAACCCATTCTCGTCCTTCCATAATTCCGTTTACGAAAGCATTTGGGGCAGAAGGATCTGCAACAATGTCGATTGCTGCAAGCATGAAGTCTTCTTGAACTTCTTGGTAGCCGTTCTTTGATCTCAAAGAACCCATACCTCTTGTGGAAACTCCGAGTCGAGCACCTTCATCAATGAGATTCTTTACGATTCTTCCCATTGGTGTGTCAAGTACCTTGGCCTTTCCAACCATATTGCTTCCATCTTCGTGGAGTTCCTTGATGATATGTGAAACTCTATCCAAGTTTACAGTTGGGCCGGTTGGGTGATTGAGTTCACCCATGGCACGACCTTTTTCAACGTACTCGGTGATGTAGCGCTTACATTCCTTACCAAGAATGTTCTTTGGATAGACTCTGCCGTTTCTGTTCTTGACATCAGATTGCATGAAAACACCTTCGATGAAATATGTTTTTTCACCGTTTCCGATGTTTTCCTTGACGTATGATACTTCTTCTGTTAGTTCAGTTATTAGTTTCATTTTTTGGTTCCAAAATCGTCTTTGCGACTGCTTTGTACTTTTCTTCTAGTTTTTGACCAACTTTGGCGTAAAGAAGTTTGCCGGTATTTTCTTTGAAAGAAACAGCATTTTCTTGAATCACATTCTTTAGCATTTCTCTGATGTTATTTTTCATTTTAGTTCCTTGGTTCTTTCTGCAAATTCAACGTGCTGTCTGAAATTTTTTAAACTACCTAAAACTTCCTTTGACATGTTGATTCTGTTTTTTGGGCTTAGTGATTCAAAAAGATTCTTT